CTGCTAACCGTTTGAGTTCAAAAACATTATCTGTTTCATCCTTCAAGACTGGTTTCACAGTTTTATCGCCCGTCATTGCTACACGACCTTCACTTAACACCTTAGCTTGAGGCTTTGATGCGCTGCTGTTGTTAGTAAGCACTGCTGGTAGATACTTGTCATATACAGAACGCAGTTTCTCGGTCTGTACATTCTCAAGAAGATCCGACATCACCGTAGCTTTGTCTTTGTTAAGCGGTTGCAACAGTTCGGCTAACACTTGTTTGCGCTTAACGCTTTCTTGAATAATCTTAATTTCACGGTCTTTAGACTCAACTAACTGAGTCTTTTCAGATGCTGCTTTTTTAGCTTCTTCGAGTTGTCGAGTTTTAGCTTTCACTAAAGATGTTAGCTTGGCAATTTCCTTGTTCTCATTTAAATGAGTAGCAGTGAATTCGCTAGCAAACGCTTCGAACAATCTACGTCCAAACATGTTTTCGCGAGCAACTTGAATGTCTTCTTTCAGTTGTCCTAGCTCTGACTTTAAACCTGTGGTAATTGATTCTTTAACTAGCTGTGCGCTGCGAGCAACGAACGCTTTTTGCATTTCTGCCATTTTTTCTTTGGCGCCTGCAATTAGACGAACTTTTGTCTCAACAACTTCTTGCTTGTCTTTAGAAAACTCTGAAATTTCTTCAGACAACTGACGCATTACGAAACCTTCCAGTCTCTTAACGCTCTCAGTTTGTACTTTACGATCTTTCCGTAGTTCTTTGATTTCTTCAGCTAATTTTTCAACCATAAAATCATTGAACCGTTTGCTTGACTCACGCACGTTCTGATTGAACTTAACGCGGTCTGCCGCAAGAGCTTTCTTTTCTTCCCTGAATTCAACGATTTCTTGTTGCAGGGATTCAGTTACCATTGTGTCTAAAGCTTCAACCATTACACTTTTATCGTGTTCATAGCGGCGGGCGAATTCCTCACGCAATTCACTACGGGCTAGCTCTTTGGCTTCAGCAAGCTGAGCCTCCCATGCTTCCGTAATGGCTTGACGTGTATCTTCGTTTATAATGCCGCCATCAATAAGTGGTTTGATCGCATTTAACATAACGTCTCCTTGTTAACTTCCCAAGTTCCATGGGATTCCTTCTGATTAAAATCTTCCATAATGCAAGATTTCAAACTTCTTCCAGAAATAAAATTATCTGGTTCTGTACCTGGTATAAACCGTTTTGCTGTCAATCCATTAGTAAACCATTTATACTTAGTTTTGTCATAACTCATATCGTGCTGAATTTTTCTTCCAATAGTAAATCCGTCTGGCTCTTTGCCAGGTGTACATTGTAATGACTCCGTACCATTGGTAAACCAACGCTTTACATAGATCCTACCTTTAATAAATCCATCATCCATTTGATCTTTATTTACTTGCTTTGATGTATCCCCATTGTTTACCCACATAAGTTGTCCACGTTTACCTTTGTTCCATGCCTCTTTGCCAAACATTGGGTTTTTAATTCCTATTTTTTGACTTCGAAGAATTTCTTTAATCTCAGGGCGTGTTGATGGATTTTTGTTACCAATGCACTTACCTTTTCTCGACACGCTTACTTTTTTAGCATAGTTTTCTATACGAGAGTCAGTATCTTTTGTTAAAGATTTATTCCATGGTGGAATGCCATTAGTAGTAAACTTACCATCTCCATTATGCTGGTTAAACGACATAGGGTCATTTTTTGCGTCAAGTTGTGATAGATATGCTGATTCAAGATTGCGAATAAACGTTGGATCGCCAATTAACAATACTTCTCTTTCCCAGTCGTTTCTATTTTCAAGAATCATCGGTTTGACAATTTTACTTGAGCATATATACCCATCATTTGGATGGCACCCAACAGCAGCTCTAGATCCAATATACCACTTACGAGTAGGAATATGAGTCCATTTATACAAGAAAGCCAATGTTATTTTCATTTTAGTTTCATATCCTGAATTAAGCGTATGACTTGACCTTTGATATACCGTTGCACCTTAGTATCAGCTGCCATTTCAAGAACTTTATGACCATGACGCATGTTCATAAGTGATTCGTAAATAGCTTTTGGATATGCGTTTGGAGCTGATGGCTGGGCTACTATATCTACAGTAATAATTTCAAAATCACTAACATGACCGTTTGCTTCATTGACGTTACCGCTTCCGCGGCTGGAAACTCCAAGCTTCACTCCCGATTCCAGCATAGTTTTAACAATATTTCCCATCGGTGTCGGGAGAATTTGTAATTTTCCTACACCATTGGGACCTTCCATGCTCATTTTTACAATTTTGTGAGTAACTCTATCGAGGTTGATTTTAAGATCATCTGGATGATCCATTTCACCGAGAATATCACCTCCATTGGAGTCAAGTAAAATGTTATTCATCGAGTCTACGGCTTTTTTAATTTCATGGACAGGGTATACGCGCTGGTTCGCATTTCGTATATCGCCTTGAATAAAAATTCCAGCCATATATAAATGCTTACCTTTATTACCAAAAGCATCTTCAGCTTCTTCCAAAGTAACTTTATTTTTGCCAATACTTGGGGAAATGAATTCTGATAAGATTACTTTAGACATATATCTATTACGCCTTGTAGCCTGACGATCCGCCTGGATTGAAGGATTTCTTAGCAACTGGAACTGACTCTTTAGTTGTTTGACCTTCTTGCTCACGCTTTACAGTACGCTTGTCTTTGTAGCCTTTAGTGTTAGCACCTGGGCTGTTTTCGTACTTGTCTTGACCCATCTTTGTCTCGCCTTTTGTCAAGTAATTGCTTGGTTTCTTGGGACCAGTATTACTGTCACGGTCAGAAGCTGCACCACCTTGTGCTATATTTTTTGTAGTTCCACCCATGTCGTTTTTACCACCGATTTGGGTGCTCTTAGAGTTGATTGGTGATTTTGTACCACCAGACCCAATAGCGTCACCTTCAACAGGCTTAACTGCAGTTACTTTTTCAACATACTCGCGCATTAAGTCAGCTGGTGACTTGCGAGATTCTTTAACTTTTTTAGCTTTTTCTTCTTTCTCAGCAGTCTTACCGTCGTACTTGTCGCCCTTAACAGCAGTACCTGGGTGTTTGTTACCCTTCATGTCAGTCCATGGTTTGTCGGTTTTCTTGGATTCGCCGTAGATGCTAGCTTCGCCAAACTTTTGTCCGTCTGACTCGGCTTCGTCACCTAGTTCTTCACCGCCTATGTCTTCTTCATCAGCGTCGAACTCGTCGTCGCCCATGTCATCTTCGCCAGCGTCATCATGGATACCAGGCATATTTTCTTCTTCAGCTTCTTCGCCGGCCATTAGCGAGTCAAACTCTGCTTTAAGTTCGTCGATTGCGTCTTCTAGATCCATAACACGGGCTTCAACACTTGCTTCGCCACCTATTGCGTCCTCATCGCCAGCGAACTCATCGCCAGCGAACTCATCGCCGTCCATGTCGTCATCGCCAGCGAACTCATCGCCGTCCATGTCGTCATCGCCAGCAAACTCGTCATCTTCATGCATACCTTGTTGGTCGCCGTCAATAATATCATTCTGATCTTCAATTTCGTCGCCAAGGCGTTCTGCACCGCGACCACGTTGGACAGGGAACTGGTCCTCGTCAACTAAACTCTCATAAATATCACGGCTTTTTGCGATTACAATATCGTGAAACAATGCTTTAGCTTTCGCGTCATCTTCGTTGATAATGTATTGAATAAGTTTTTCGAACTTTTGCATAGGTAACTCCTTAAGGTTATATAACTTGTAATATTATTTACTCAAAACTGAATAAATCAGTGTAATATGAGTGTTTTTCAGAGCGAACTTAAAGATAACTAGAAACTTGCGCAGTTTTGCGCTAATTACATGTATGGTTGCTTTGATTTATACGGGCCGCGCTTACTTCCAGTCATTACCTCACTGCGCATTTTTCGAAATCCCTCCGTTTTCGATCTCGCTGATAGTCGAGACCGTCTTTCATTCGCTCCAACTAAGCCGTATAATTCTTCCCAGGATTTCCCCTTTTTAATTTCAGACAATCTTTTCTTGTGACTTTCTGATTTAGGGGCTTTCATATTTTCTGTATTACTTTTAGGCTTTCTCATTTTTTCTTTTGTTGCCTCTGTACAAACTCTACCATACGTTCCCTCACCGCCATCTGTCATGTTTAGCAAAATTCCTGTTCCAATATCTTTTCTACCCCACCAGTTAATCAAGCGGCGTTCTATTGCAACAGCACCCAATGGTGTCAAATTTGTCTCGAGAAAAATTATATATTGTTTTGCTGGTGTGTGGCAGCCTTTGCCAGCTATACGATGAGCTTCATATGCTCGTCTGCCAGTTCCTTTGCCAATGTAGTATGGTGTTCCTGCTTTTGCAGTCTTAGAATCTTTGCTTCGCACGTATGCGTAAACATAGTAAATATCATTGCTGGACATATAACCTCCGTTGTCGTCTAGAGTAGTCGGGGATTGCCGTCCCGCGGGCTACACCTTTATCATCGAGCGTAAAACCACTGGACTGAAGATCCAGTGGTTTTACGCTCGATGATAAATTCTGCAGATTTCATGAGAGTTATGTGTTACATTCCCATACCACCAGCGTCCTGCTCTGCCGGTTTATACATATTTGAAAGACCTTTCAACTTTTTCTCGTGCTCTATTTTTCTAATATCGTTGATTTGCCGTAGTTTATTCAGCTGGTCAAGAGTAAGCCGTGTTTTCCGTAAATCAGAAATAGTTAAAATGGACTGATCGTCCTTCTCAGTAGAGTAGCCGGGCGGATTTGCCTCAATGACCGAGTCCTTACCCATTTCAAATAAATCTAATATATACATATCTTTATTTAACCAAAAACTAGTTTTTTACTGAGCTGGCGCTGGAGCGCCGCCAGCACTGCCCATTGGTGATGTGGCTCCAGTGGCACCTGCACCACCGCCCATATCTGCTCCACCCATATCCTCACCTTCTTCACTGCCCATGTCGTCAGGCATTGGCCCTAAGTTTTCTAAGTCAGAGGATATGCCTCCTGCTGACACGCCAACAGCCCGCAAGTTTGGATCATCAGGTTTGGCATTTTCATCAGCATGCTCTTCAGACCACATTTGCTCGTTCTCTTGCATTTCCTCCTCAGTTAGACCAAGGTAGCGGGTAAGTAAGAACCGTTTTGCCAAGTAGGGTATCTGCTCAACTTGAGTAAATGTTGAAATTCTCGCTGCGTCAATCTCAACTTGACGATATTTTGTAAAGTTTTGCGGTTCGTTAAACTTTAAGTCAAAAACACTGTTATCAATGTTAAAGCCTCTAAACCTCAAAAAGATTTTAAACTCTTTGTCCAATACGCCAGATACAAAATTTTGCAGTCTCTTACAGTATTGGTTGAATCTCCATTCTTGAATCATTGCGATACCAACTTTTCCGTCGCTAAAGTTATTAGCTGCTTCATCATTTTGGGTTGGCAGATAGCTTGCTGGAATACGTAATCCGCGGAATAACTTGTTTGTGAAGAATCTCAGATCAGTTATTTCACCTAGATTTGAGTTCTTTGTAAAAATTCCTGATTCAAGTGCAAAAGTATGGTAATCATGATACTTTTCACCAGCATCAATAGTTAGTGTACCTACCTCAACCAGGTCAGGCAAATACTCAATTGATACAATTTTGTGATTGTACAACTCAGCTTCTTTTCTAAATTGCCGCCAATTTTTATACCCGTGCCGTGTCACACCAATACGAATCTGAGATTCGGTTATTCCAGTCTTATCCCAATTTGGAGATTTTGTATCTTTGTTAGCATCAAGATAATAGTTCAAAAATGATTGATCAGAATTAAGTCGGTTCACTATAGACTGTAGATTTTCTTGATGTGAAGTTTTACCTAGCAGCATAGATTGAATTTTGTCTAAAACGACTTTATCAAAAATTACTTCTTGGTTCTTATAGTATTTTTCTCTGACTCCAGGAGTATTCATGAAGTTGGATGATTTAACACCTATTTTCTCATTTCTTTCAACATATTGCCTGGTTTTCTTAAAGTTTTCCCAACCTGTTTTTTGTGCAGTAGTAAATCTTAGATGAAACTCATTATCACACAGTTTTTTTTGTAAAGCAGCGGACCCCAATTTTGACTTCTTAGCATTCCGCTCACATAGCTCAAAATGTTTATCATCTGTAATATTATCAAAATATCGTTGTATCCCATTCGTAATATTAATAATACGGGAATTACGCTCAGTATCTGTCAATGATTTCCAATTATTTGATAATCTGTCTGAAATTTGTTTAGTATACTTTGCCCATAATATGGGATTTTTTTTCATCTCGTCAAATTTAGCTTTAGCTGCAACTGTTCCTAGCCGTTGAGATTCTTTACTGAAACCCAAAGATTGATGATACATTTTATGATCATCCCATACCATGTGAACTAAATTTTCAGGTGAATTATTATGTCGTTTTAAATCAACATGATGAATAACGTTTACGTGATCAGTTGCCCTACTTTCGTCATAAGTAAATTTGTCAATTATTCCGTGTTTGGATAACTCATTTGCAACTAGTCGATGAACAAATTGCCACTGTTTAGTGTCTGGCTGGTATACTTGAGTATAGTTAAGTTTTTTATAGTTGCTAATATGCTCCTGTTTCGTGTTAAACGGAATCATACTCTCACCAAGTTGTAAATCTTTGGCTTCAACAAATCCCTTACCTATTACAGGGAATTTGTGGTCTGGGGTCGCAATTATCTCTTGGCCATTATCCAAAATTATTTTCATTACTTGAGCAGATTTTTGAGTAACCCCCGCCCAACTTATAATGCCCGGAACAATATGCCCGTTGTCTGGATTACAACTATAAACCCAATTTGTTTTTCCAGATGCATATTCTTCAGTTAATTCACTCAGGGTCAGTGTCCTCCCGTCAAGTAGCGGAACTTTAGTATCCATTACTAAGCAACCCCCAGGCAGTGCTTCTACGCTTGAACCGCGTCCATCTGCGGTTTGGGGAAAGAAGAAGTCCTCATTCATTGAAATCGGATTGTATGTTGCATCCATCATATTACCGCCCGAGCCGTTAATAGACGGTATTCTACGTTGATGCACTTCGTTTTTCACTCTTTCAACAAATGCCATTGCTAAGTGAGATGGCATATTTCCAACGTCAATTTTGAAAATTCTACGTTCAGGTGCCCGTTGAATACGGTAAATAATAATCGCATCTTCAAGTAGTTCCTTTTGTTTAAACACTTTAAACACTGTTTCTAAGACAGAAGTACCGAACGGCCACGCCATGTCTAGCCCTTCTGACAAGCTAATATGAACTACGTGCTCTGCGTTAATAACTGCTTCATTTTTTGCGCTAGTAAATCTTGATCCGCCCTGCCCGCCTGCTGGTGTATACGCTCCAGCACTACCTCCAGTACCACCCATTTGCGGGTGATTTTCATATGAATCGGACGTAGTGACTGCTGTAACTGTCAAATTTTGAAGATTAGGATTAAGATCTTTAATGA